ACCAGCTCTTATATCCGCAAAGTTACGTGATGTATAATTAATTCCTTGATTTGCCATATTATATGTTTATGATTACGAAGTCATCAGTTGTGAAAACTTCATCTGTTATTGAATAATCGATTCTTACCACCGCTGCATACTCGCTAGTCGGTGAAGGGTCAACCCTTACATCTTTAATTTGTAATTTAGGTAAGTATTTTTTAACCACTGTTTTAATTTCTTCTTTTATAGCACCCAATGTCAATGTATCATTAGGCTCAAAAATGAATTTTAACAGGTCTGTACCGAATTGTGGGTTATAAAGTCTCTGACCCTTTCTAGTTAAAATCAAATGCATCAAATCGGCTTTAATTGCCGCATTTTCATCTTGATTTAGGTCTAAAAAGAACCCTTTGTGACTATCTTTGAACGGATAGTTAATGTTAATGTATTTTCCCTTAGCCATATCGCTGTTTATTACATAAATATGATAATATTAGTTTTATTGGTTAAGTAAATGGTGTTTAACAACTAAATCACATAATTTAATGAAATACTCCTCACTATAGTTCCTTTTCATCATATTAACATCTTTATGTACCCATTGTATATTATCTGGTAAATACCCCTTACTAGAGTCTATTCGGTCAACAGATGCCGTAAAATCTTTAGTATTTGTACTAATTTTTAAACCAGTTAAGGCACAAATATATTTTTGTTTCTTCAATTTTACATCCAAATCTTCGATTTTAACGTTAAAGATTATCCCTCTAGTTTTAGCGTCTCTTTTTAGTTTAGACATTAATTTACCAGGTATATCACCATACCCCTTCCAAGCTGGATTTTCATTTTTTTTCAACGAACTACCACATTCTGAACACTGTTTTGACTTCCCATTAATTAATGTGTAACAAGAAACTTTACGTATATTACCACATTTACATTGACAAGTAACTTTAGCTTCATGTTCAATTATAATTGTTTCATCGATAACCTTATATCCACCAAAAGTTTGACCTTTAGTGAAAAACCCATCATATTTACTTTTATTTTTATTTCCCATATCTATAAATATATTATTTTCTCGAAAAGTGCCGTTTTTTTTTTACGCACCATTAGAAAACAAAAAAGAGGACCATGGTCCTCTTTTTATTTAAAACATAATTTAATATGTTAGTTTTGTTTAATCAAATCAATTTTTGACACATCTATTTCACATGCACCACCACCACAACTAATTTCACCACTAAGGTTAGTGTTGTCTTGTGTTTCAATTACTTTGGTTAAATCAACATTACTTAATGATTTCATCATTTTTTCAAACACTTCTTTTGAACAATCAGTAAAAGGAGCTTGAGTGTAACTTCCACCATCATAAGGTAACACTGAAATACCGTTAAACGTGTCTTTATTCGCCCACATCCATTCACCAACTGCTGGCCATTCATTTACCTTGTAAATTACGTCACCCTCAGAATCTCTTCTAGGTTCAAGTATTGGTTGACCATTAGAGTCCAACAACTGGATACCGTTTTCGTCTAACTTAGTGACCATTTCAGGCTCTTTCTTGATAGAAACGGTTACTGATACGTTGTGAGTGTTTTGACCATCTCTATGCCCAGCTCTAACCCATTTAGTGTTAAACAATCTAACACGCTCTAATAAGTCCATTGGAGACTCGAAACGGAAAATTGAACCTTCTGGAGCTTTAACAGGTACCGAAATAACCGCTTGCTCTTTTGGTTTAAAGAACTCGTCTTCAACTAATTCTGGGTGATAAATTGATAAGTAGGTGTAAATAGCCTCGTTCTTACCAACACGGATACGTCTAACGTAATAGTCATTATGCCATGCGTGAATACCTGATGCTGTACCTAAAACCAATGATGATGTTCCAGATGGTTTTACTGTAGTTGTTCTTGCTGATTTGTTGATACCAATCAATTTAGCAACTCTAGCGTTTTCTTTAAGAACAGCTTTAGCAGTAGCTTCTAAATCATAATTTAACACTGCACCAGAACCGATACCTGTCATACCAACACCAATAAGGGCATCTTTTTCAGTTGTACGTTTCCACACATCTCTTAAATAGTGAAAATCTGTATAACCAGCTTGAAGTGTACCAATTAATGCAGCGGCTTTAACACGTTCTTCTAAGTCTTCTTGTGATACAATGTTTGAAGCATTAATCTCACAAAGGTTACAGAATTGGTATGGTCTTAAACCGATTTCACAACATGGGTTAGTACCCCAGTCTTTGTCGTTTGAGAAATACACACCTGGCTCACCTGAACCTGACTCCTCAATTTTCTTCCATAACTCGAAGAATTTTTCTTCAGTAATTTTATGGCGAAGAATAACTGCTGAGTTATTAGCTCTACCACGTTGAGGGTTTAATTCCCACCATGCACCGAACTTACAAGCTAACATTTCTTCATCATCTAAAGAGAATAAAGAAATTAACGCTGCTCTACGAATACCACCTGTTAATACTGCGTCAGCAATAAAACAAACAATATCATGTACTTCTAATGGTGTTAATTTTGAACCATCTTCTTTAGCATCAAGAATTTTTTTGATGTTATGTATACAGTCTTTAAGTGGTTGAGGACCTGGTGCCTTACCACCACTTGTAACTAACAACGCACCTTTTTGACGAATGTCAGAATAATCAAATTCTGGTGTTGATAACCCTTCGAAATAAGCTTTCATAAGGGTTTTAATAGCATCAGCCCATCCTTCGATTGAGTCACCTATTAAGTAACGTCTGTGTCTTGTAGGGTTTGGTTTTCTAATTTCTGGTAAGTTCTCAACGTGATGTTTTTGAACTGAGTACCCAACTCCTGTACCACCTAAAAGAAGGAACATAGTTTCGCTGAATGCTCTCCAATCATCAATTGGTAAATAAGCACAGTTATAAATCCTATTAGGACTGATTTCGATTGGTTTCCCACCGAATTGTAAAGAACGCATCGAAGGTAATACTTTCTTTTCGTAAACTAATTTATAAGCAGCCTCAATTTCATCTTTGATGTGAGGATACTTCCTTTGATGCATTTCTTTATTTCTTGTAACTAGCTCATACCACGTTTCTCTTCTTTGTAATTCAGGTATATATTTAGCATATTTCATGTGGACAGTAATGTCCGACAGAATACTTGTTGATAAATCCATTATTTAATTTAATCATTTGTAATTTAATGTTATTTTACTTCTCTGTTCGTTACCACAGACCACTTTTAAGTCTTAACAACTTTACTTGCGGCTTCCATCATGTGCCTTAAATCATTCATATCTGATTTTTGCTTTTCATTCTTGTGTTCCACTTGGGTTCTTCCAATATTATTTCCTTGATTCATATCAATTTGAACTTTAGCATTGTCAAATAATATGTCAGAGAACACAAGACCTGATTTACCAAAACGAGATTTTAAAATAGCCATAGTAGCTGTATTATTTTCTTTTTGGTCAAGCGTCTTAGCGATAGATACAACGAAGTGTCCAATTTGTGCTTTCTTAATAGAACCACCCATTTGGTCAGCTTCTACTAATTCAGCTTTAATTGAACTTCTGTTACCTTGAACAGCTGTCCATCCAGCAATGTCTAAGTCAGCAAGCATAGCTTCAAACTGTCTCATAACACTACCTTCACCAGCATTAACATCATCAAATTTTTTAGATGGTTCTACACAGTCGATGTAATCTAATAAAACGATATCAGGTCTAAACCCAGTGGCAATCAACTTTCTGATATATTGCCTAATAATTGGTATAGTTGTACCATCACTCGAAAACTTTTTCAATTTAAGAACACCCTTACCGTTCTTAGATGATTCTTCCATCTCTTGAGCGATTTTCATTAAGTCTTCTTTATGTTCAGTTAAGGAGTTAAGGTCGTAACCAGACCAACATGCTAAATGTTTTCTTTGAATAACCTTAGGCATATCTTCAAAGAAAATTTGTAAAACTTTATGACCATCACGAAACGCTGTACTAGCAAGCTTCGTCATCATAGTCGTTTTACCAACACCAAACGGTGCTAAGATGATAGCTAGTTCACCTTTTGATAAACCGCCATCCATTGCTTCATCTAATCCACCAATACCTGTTCGTATTGGTTTTCTAAAGTCATCTGCTAAAACACTTTCAATGTTTTCGTAAATGTCCATGCCATCATCTTTATTATCCCCATGCTCTAGAGCTTTACGAAGTATTGTTTCACACTCTTCATAGTTATCACCGTTATCGATAATTTTGTCAATCTTCTTAATTGCCTTCTTTAACTCATGTTGCTTACAAAAGTTAAGTGCTACTGATTGTATTTTTTCGGTGTCGTGTAAACTTGCTTTCTCTATTTCTTCGATATGAGATAGGACTAATTTCCTAATCATATCGGAAGAAATATTTTCTAACACTCTAATCTTTAAGCTACCAAAATCAGGAATGATATCCTCAGTTTGTTTTGCTTCTTTAATCGCTTGAACGATTAACCTTACAGATTCTTGTTTGAAATAGTTTGGGTCTAATATATCAACAATGTTATTGGCAAATTTCTTATCAGTTAAGACTTGAGCAACCAATCTAATTTGGTACTCATGTCCTAAAAACTCTAAAGTATTTTTTTCAATTTTTGCCATATAAACACTCACACATTATTCTGAAACCTTGTTATAATAAATATCGTAAGCCGTTACATAAGGCTTAACTTTTGTATATTTTTTTTGACTGAAAACAGTGCGAATTTCAGCCATGATAGTCGGAATCAAATCCTTGATATCAACATTAATTTTAGCTTTTTTAGGATACACATCACCCGAAAACGATGTTTTTGCTACTGTATTCTTATCAACCTTGATTTCGAATGTGAAAACATCATTTTTTACTGGAGGGTCCAAGTTTATTGATGGTTCTGCGTATGGGTCGAAGTTATTCCAAAGAAAATCAACCGATTTTTCTTTTAAGAATGCAGGTATAATCCCTAATGGTGCGATTGATTCATTAGTACCTGCAATTGAATCAATTAAATCTTTTAATTCTAAAGACTGTAAAACATCTTCATTGTAATCACGTACATTGAAAAATCTTTGACAGATAATGTGGTTGTTGATGCAAAATAAGAATTCAAATCTTAATGGTTCATCAAATTTTTTCGCTGTTTGGTTTGTAGCGGTCATGTTGTTTTTGTTGTTAATCGTTAATAAAATTTTTTTCTCTATCTATCAGTTTCTTGAAAGGTATTAAATAATCTGGATACCTTGTTTCACCGATAATTCTATCTAACCCATCTCGTTTCATCATCATAAGAACATTCTTTAATTCTCTACCCGATGAGTCAAGGGTACCATCAATCAAATGTTCTAAATCACTAATAGCCGATTCTGTCATCATTGGTTTGTGTAAGTCTACAAGTTGTTCGTTTATCTCATAGATTTTTTCTTTTTGTACACCATCAGTTATTTTATTAATGATGTTATCCAACGCTTGGAGTGGCTTCTGCTTTTTACTTTTTCTCTCTTCTTGTATTTGTTGTGCTTTTTCTATTATTTCGTTTAACGTTATCTTTCTTTCAGCCAATTCTGGGAAATGAGTTAACAATGTTTTTTCTTGCACACCCTTGATACCCTTTATTGAATCGGAGTTATCACCGCAAATAACTTTCATTAATTTAGCGTTTTCGTAATTATAGCAAAAATACGAAGAAAAGTTGGATGAGTCAACAAAAACTTTCAAATCTAAGAAATAAATTCTTATCTTATCTTTAATTAGTTGACAGAAATCTCTATCGGTACTAGCAATAGTTATTTTCTCGTTTTCCTTTTTGTTTAAACAATAGTATGCAATGAAGTCGTCACTTTCAACCACCTCATGTTTTAATTGTCTGATATACATTTCGTTGATATAGTTCCATACAAGTCTACGTTGAATTAATTCAACTTCATCAATTGGTTGTGTACCGTTTACGAAATCTTTACCACGGCCACTCTTGTATGGTTCATAAATTTGATAACGCAATTTACCGCTAAAGTTTCCATCCCAGAATATAAAAACTCTGTGATAGACATCTTTGTCCAGTATCATTCTAAGCGTTGTTAAAAACTGATAAACACCACCAACATGATGGCCATTATCGTTGTATAAATCTTTGGCACCGAAATACCCTACTTTAAATAGGGCATTTCCGTCAACCAAAAGTGTATTTATTTCTTTTTCTCGAACTTCACCGTTCTTAGGTGGTCTTCTATTCACTACATTGAAATTTAAAGGTTAAACAATACTATTCGTCATCTAACTTACCTTCAGTTTCAATTACTAAATCAGTGTACTCACAATCTAAGTGTTCTTTGAAATAATCTGAATGTTCTTTTTTGTATTCATCAATTTTATCAGGGTTCCAGTAACCGTGTGGTGTAGATGAAATAACACCTTTTTGTTCAACACCATTAACTTGGTTCTTCTCACAACGAATTCTAGTAGTAACACCGAATTGGAAATCATTACCTTTGTAAGTTGCTTTAAGTTTTTCAGTTGAGTGTGTTAATATACCACCGAAATGGAATATCATACGTGGAGAGTAGAAGAATGCTTCACCACCTTTGTGTTTAATAACTTTGTTTTCGTTATCTAACCAAATTTGTTGTACAATTGCAAACGTTGCAGTGTACTTAGCAGTTTCTCTTCTTGAAGCTGGAATACGGAAGTTAATCAATGATTTGAAACATGTTGCTAACGCACCAGCAGTCCATTGATTGTTAGTTGTTTTAGATGTTGCACCTTTGAAACAGTTAATAGAACCAACTGAATCCCAGAAGAAACAAATATCACGTGGTAATTTATCTTCTTGTTGTGCATCAATCATTGAAGTCATGTGTAATGAAATATCTTCAACAACTGGTTCGTAACGTAATGGTTTTGTACCCATCTTACTATGTTGGTGGTCATAACATTCGTACATAGCTAATAAATCAGCACCTTGTAAGAAAATGAAATCACCTCTATAGTTTAATTCACCTGTTTCTTCATCAACGTATTCTTCAAATTGAACACCTACGTTTCTTGCGTGGCCCCAGTTCCAGTTTCCTTCTGTTTCATAAATTACTGGAAGGATACCTATTTTTTGACAACCAGCCACACCTTCATAGATTGCGGTTGATTTACCAGTGTTAGAGAATCCACGGAATGATGTGAAATACCCTACTGGAATTCCTGGTACTTTTACTGCCTCATGGAATGCCTCTGATAACGGAATCCATTTTAACGGTTTATCTTTTACTACGAAATTCAACCCAAAATCTTTTTTGAAATCATTAAGGTCAAATTCACTTTTTTTAATCGGTTCTTTGCTTGGTTTCTTAGCCATTTTACTTTTTCATTTTTCTCTTTCGTTATGTTTAGAACAAAAAAAGGCGATTTCTCACCTTTCTTTGTTTAGTTTACCCTTAATTAAAACGGTAAGTCATCGCCTTCTTCAGTTGATGTGTTAGTAGCTGGTGCACTAGCTGTTGAAGCAGCTTGTACGTTGTTCTTAACAGTTTCAAGACCTATAGTAACTTCAGCTTCAGAAGTTGAACCTTCTTTAGGTGTACCATCATCTTTAGGAACCCAACATTTGTTTTCCTTATCCCATACTGGAATATCACCCATTACGATGATTTTCAAGTAATCGTAAGACTTAACAGAATAAACGTCCTCCCAAGTTCTTGCATCTGCTAACCAAGCTTCTTTTTTAGAAGAATCTTCAGTTAATGGAGATGGGTCATCAGCACCGATAGCTGAAACAACTGGAACGTTGTTTTGGTTACGGTTGATTGTTAAAACTAAGTCACGACCTTGTTCAGCGTCAGTGATGTCTTTGTTCTTTTTAAGGGCGTTCATCACACCTACGATTTTATCATAGATACCCTCCTTACGGAAGTCATGATTAAATCTCCAGAACTTAACACCTTCTTCTTCGTTGTCTCTGTCGATAACCTTAACTACGTACATAAGACGTGCTTTGTACTTCTTAGCTAATTCTTTCTTAGACTCTTCACCTGTTGCTAAAAGATGCTCACGTGCCTCACAGAATGGACATGCTTCGCCTTTTTCTTCTTTTAAACATGCAAATGTTTTGTACTCACCGTTTACTTCAGCTTTATGTCCATGAACTTCCACAAATGGTGATGTGCCATCTGAAGTCGGTAATACACGGATTGTTTTAGTTGCTGAATTTACTCCCTCTTTAAGGAATACGTTGAAGTAATTTTTCAAGTCGTAAGTCTTCTCAGTCTTTTTTTCGAACTTAGGCTTGTTGTTGTTTTCGTACTGTGCTAGCATAGCTGCTAACGGATTGTTTGTGTTACTCATTTTTTCTACTTTTTTATGATTTTACTTATGTTATTTTTACTTTTAAAAAGTTATACAAATATACTAAACTAATGGTCAAAAGTCAAGCACCTTAACGAAAAAAAATGAAACTTTTTTTGTTTATTTATAACCCCTTTTTGCAAAGATACGAAGGTTTTTTGAATAGTGCAAGTAGAAAATTAAATTAAATAAAAAAGGCCCCTAAGGGCCTTTATTATTCTTCGGTATATCCGTTTATATCTTCTTCTTCATATGGTAAGTTAAAACTTTTCTTAATTTCACCCTCACTGTAATCGTTAACGTCTTGTTTAGTTAAAACGTATTCTTTTTTCTTAGGCTCATCACCCATAACGTTATAAGCACCTTCTTTATCAGCCCAATAATCAGTTAATTTTTGACTATAAGGATAAGAACTTAATGAACGCATTTCAAGTTTTTCAACTGGTGTAGGGTTACGCTTAATGATTTCTTTTTCAAGGTCTTCAATCTTAGAAGAAACTTGAGTCATTTGATTAAGTTTATTTTCTAAATCAGAAAGCTTATGTAAAAGAATTTCTGAATTGTGACTAGCAACATCCGCTGAGTGCTTAGCTTCTTCAGAACCCTTAACTAATGAAGTAACATCTACTTCAATGTCGTCAGATGCTGGTTCTTCTACTGGAGCTGGTTCTGGAGCAACTTCTGGTTCCTCAGCATCCGCATCTGGTTCTGGGATATCACCACTAATTTCTTCTTCACCACCGTCAGCTGATACACCTAATTCATCACCTATTGCATCACCAGCTTTTTCAGCATCATCAGCAGGTTCTAAATCATCTGGAGCATCTTCTTCAGCTAATTTATCACCAAGAATTAAGTCTTTATACTCAGGAAGTTCTTTAGTCTCTTGGTAAAAGTCATATTCAAGAAGGTGCTTAAATCTTTTAGCTTCTTCTTTTAACAACTCTGGATTAAACTTCTTCTTTTTCATTTATATTAGAATAATAATTGTCTACCGTCTTCAGTAATTATTTTTTTGTTGATTCTCTCAACTAAGCTTTTGTCACCTTTAATGACACATACACCTGAACTGCAATCTAAGTTAGGGTCTTGATTACCATTCTCTAACATAGAGTCTAAAGCTTTGTCTAAAGCTTTTTGTTTGCTTTTTGGGTCTAAGTTTTGGTTATTTTCCATGATTTCTAGTTTTAAAATCGTGTTATTTCTATATAAATATCACAAAATCCCTAAAAAAGCCTAGTAATGTTGAAAATGCGGAGCTCTTTTTCATAAATAAGAATTATCTTATTTTGATACACTTCCCAGTCCAATTTATACGCCTTATGGTCTATGTTACCTTCAGCACCATCCATTTTCTCGTCTATAAGCTTATTTAAAGCGTTTATAGTGTACATTGCCGTACCTTTCTTATGAATTGGCACCGCACTAGGAAATAAGTTCTTTAAATTGATTTTTTTACCTTCTGGGATGGTAACCTTAAATGTTATTATCACCTTGGATTCATCGTCAAGGTTTTTGTAAGCGAATACTTTGTCTTTAGTTATACCGAACTTAGCCTCTAAATAACTAAGGAACCAGTCAACTCTCTCATTAAAAATAAACGAAGCTAATAATATTTTTTTACCCATGATTCAAATCTTTTAAAAAAATATTATTTATTTTGTTTCGTTTTACAAAACGATTTTCATAACTACATAATGGCTGAAGATTGGTATAATGATTTAGTTTAATTACATCCTCTTCTGTAACAGCTGATGATATTGGTATAATGTGGTCAATATCCCATGTCTTATTGGGTTGAATAACCCCATCCTTTGGATTACCATAGTTATCCCAATTCATCCAAGACTCAAATTTTGATTCAATGTGTTTTTGTAGGTCTTCGAAAGAACAACCAAGAATGATTTCAGATTTTGAAGTTTTGATTAAATTATTAGATGTGAAACCATATCTTAATATACGTCTAATATTATCTATTAATCTAACTAAAGAATTTTCATTCCTTATCTGTCTTTTTTTCTGATTTATAAGCTCTCTATTTTTAGAAGCATATTCTTTTTTATATTTTTTAACTTTTTCAGAATTTTCTTTCCTATAAATTTTGTTTTGTTCTAAAACCTCTTCTTTGTTCTTATTATACCATTCATTTTTACGTTTTTGGTATTTTATTTTGTTTTTATTATATTCATTTTTCTTAATTTCTTTTATCTTATCTGGATTTTCTTCCCTATATTTCTTCTTTTTTTCAAGAATATTTTCTTTATTTTTTAAATAATATTCTTTAGCTCTAATTCTAGCTATTTCTTTTTTATCTAGTAGTATCTTTTTGTCCATTTCTTATAGTAAATAAAAAGGGTATGTATCTGACTTGATTACCAAGTGCTTCAACATTTTTTTTATATTCTATAAGTATTTTATCACCTTCTAAAAAGACACTAGATTTATGTTTAATTTTAGAAATTATTTTGTCTGTGTTTAAGCCGACAAACTTCATTAACTTTATATCGATACCAAATATGATATTATCACCAAAAAGGTATAGCATCCTACCGTTATAGTACGTCACAAGGTCTTCGATTGATTTAATCTTAGTGATAATCTTTTTCATAGATTTGTAGTTGTATTGTATAGGGTCAACAAACACATACTTCAAATCTTTAATAAGGTTTAAATAAGAATAACCAATAAACCAAGTAAGGTCTTCCTCAAACTTATCTCGCTTTTCAGTTCTTTTAACCGTCCAAAATAAATTAGGGGCGAGCTCTCGTTTTAATACGTTAAAATCTGGAAATTTTTTGTTAACTACGTCAAAACCAACTATTAATGTAGGTAAGCCTTGGATAGTTTTATCCAAGGACGTTACCACATTAAATTCGTCTGAAACATTAATTTTAGTAGCTGAAACAATATTCGCAACTTTCATAAACACAAAGGTACTAAATAAAATTCATATTTGCAAATTTAAACAATTTTTGTTGTTGTCTGAGCAATTGGTGGTGGGTTAACCGTATTACCGTGTAGTACCCTAGCAATACCCGTACCTGTACCCCAAGTTCTTAATTCATCAACATAACCTGCTAACTTATCAGCACCAATATCATTCTTCAAACCATCAACAATTTTCTTATAATAACTACTGTTAAGTGTATCTACCGTAGCTCTTAAACCAACATCTCTAGTTGGGTAGTTTTTAACTGGATAACCAGCATTATTATTATAATTTGTTGTATTAGGTGCTTTCTTTGTAGTATTGAAAGGATTCCATGCCGCTTTACCACCTTCTGCCGCCCTCCAAGCATACAAAAATTTAAGATTTTCAGGTGTATGTGGTGCATTAACCCCATTCAATATTTCTTTATAGAATGCTACATCATCATTTGATGGGTTAACAACAGCAATATTTGGGTTTGCTTTTGGTAATGAATCAAATGAACCATCAAGTGATTTGACTGAAGTAAAGTCGCAATCAGTGTACTTAGCATCTTTAGGGTTTTTAACTGAAGATACATAAGGCGATGATGTGTTAACAACAATTGTTTTAATTTTTGGTCTCTTTTTCAAGATACAATTAGCTGCCGTTCCATGATATTCAAAATGCCAGAATTCTTCAAGACCTTTATCATCACGTAAAGTTTCTGGTATTATCCACCCAAAACGATATGAGTTGTTTAATAACCAAACTAATGATTCATTTATACTTAAATTATAACCTTCTTTGACATTAGGTACACCATCTTTTGTATAATTAAAGATTATACTACCATCTTTTTTAAAGAATTGGAAATCAATAGCAATACCCCAACCGTGGTTTGATGTCCCAGGTCTAGCAGCATTAGCTCCTCGCTTTCTCTTAATCTCTTCTTGTTCTTGATAACTTCTAAACGCACTATTGATTCTAGCATACACGCCATCATTACCGACAAAACCTTGTGATTTCATCCAAGCAACCCATTCTGTTAACATTTGTTTTAATGGCTCAATAGATTCTGTCAATAATTTCTTAGTATCTGAAATTGTGTCCCCAATACCTGCTGGTAATTTTCCAATATCGCTTAAGAATGAAGGTAAATTACCATTAGATGCACCATTTTCAACAAGAGTCCTTACAATTGGTGGATAACTTCTAGACCTATCGATAAAGCCACCAACAGAACTATCTTGTTGTTGTGAAGCAACTCTAGATGAACCTATTGTGTCAATTAAAGACATGAAGATTTCAGAAACATCAAGTAATGGTGTTTCTGGTCCTCTAACTCTAACACCAGTAAAGTGCGTTGACATAAAGTTTGGTTTTAAATGATGTTTAACGTGTGTAATTAAATAAGCTCCATGGAACATAGGTATGTTATTTAATTGAAAATACATCATTGGTTGAACCATGGCATTACCCATCATCTCAACTTCAGCTTTATAACTTCTTACTGAATAAACATTGTACATGTTTTGACCACCAAAAGTTGAATTATTTTCAATACCCTTACTAGCTATTTCATCAGTTATTTGTAATGACTCAGCTGTCTCACTAAATTCACTTTGGTCTAATACAATATCTTTAAATATGTTTTGATTTTGTTGACTAAAATTAACAGCAAACACTGCAACTTTATCCTCATTTGACAAAGCATCATATGTAAAATCTTTAGGTACTGTAGGCATCAAATTTCCATCACTATTACATTTAAAATCAAAACCATCATTTGGGTAGTTACTATCAAATGTATCTAAGTGTTTAGATTTTTGACCGACATAAACACATACAAAACTAGGACCAACAGTTCCAGCCTTGAACGAATCAATAGTTGACATTGGTTTGAAAATTGATTCAATCATACTTGGGTCATTATAGTTAATATATGTAGGTAACGGTATAAAATCAAAATTATTTGCACTCAATAAACTTGTTACTACATCGTAAAAACTAGAGTTAGGGTTACCAACCATGTAATCATTAACTGGAATTGGATTGATTACTAATTTATCCCCAATATCACTAAATGACCTACTTACAAATCTAAAACTATCAATTAATTTAGGCTTATCACTATCATATTTTATCGATAATTCTTTATCTACACTACTTCTACCACCACATTGAAATATAATCTCATTTTCACTTTCAACACCACCTATCCATTTATCATAAATGTTCTTACATGTTCTATATAATTGTAACTTAATTAAATTCTCATCAGATGTTCCGAATATCTCTTGTTCTCTTTGTTTTTTCTTATCACTTGCTGATAAACCATCTTTTACTTCAGTTAGCTTAGATAATATTGTTGATATATACAAATCCAAATCAGTCTTTGAAACAGTAATTGGTGCTCTTAATTCTTGAGGGTCAGTATTTGACAAATAATTTGGGTCCCAAATTTTCCAACTAGCATTAGCAATTATTATTTCATCATCAAGTAATCTCAACATCATTTTATTTGCATCAGAAGCGTCATCAATTTCAAGAATAAAATTATATTTGAAATCATCTTCATCGTACAATGGTGTAAAAATTTTATAGTTATTAAACGATTGGTTATATGTGTTAATCATTGTACTATAATTAATAACCATTTCACCACTTGATGGGTCTTCGAACATATTTGATGGTGTTGAAGTAACAGTATTATACGCTGAAACCCATTGTGCACCGTTTCCATTAAATACTTCTAGATTTTGTTTCACCACATCCCATATTGATGGTGTACCATTTTCAGATGATTCAACAAAATCAAAAAATACTTTTTTGAATTCATCTTTAGCTTGTTGAGGTAACGCTAATAAAACCTCATCAAGTTCTTTATATTGAACACCTAATAAATTATCATCTTCATCAAAAATCATTGGTGCGTTAGGATAATCCTTACCTTGTTCTGTGGTTGTCGTACCATGACTCTTAGTCAAATATTGTAGCCTAGTTGGGTATGTTGAAGAAGTGGTTAATGTCGGTATAAATGCTGTATTACCACTATAAAATATAATTGGGTCGTTTGCTCCTGAACCACCACCTATTTGCTTACCAGTAAATTCATCATATTTTGCTGGTGAATCATCAGCTCTCCATAATAACCCACCGATAAATGCAACCCAAAGTCTTGGAGCTGATATGAAACCAGCTCTATTACCAAACGTATTATATATTTCTGGTTTATCAAATATTGTTTTATTAGGTGTGAATGAAAATAAATTAAATGAATCGTCATCCTCTCCTGTTGTAACTAAACCAGTCCAAGGGAAAGTATGTAAAAACAAAAACGCTTTACTATATTCTGAATTTTGCTCATAATAAAATCTACTACCAAATAAACTAACTGGTGCTAAATTTTTACCGTCTTTTGCATCATCATATTTAACTTGAAAATTAATAAAAGGGTAGCAAATATCACTACTACCAAGCATTTGGTTAGCCAATTCTCTTGTCTTACCGTATGAATCATGTAACCTTTCAGAATTAGTTAACCATAAATCAATACCAGCTGTCTCATCATCATCAATGTAATCCATTATTTCAACCCAATCCTCTGCAACACGATATGTTGCTGTAGGTGCAGTACTATTTATATCAAATGGTGATGTAGGTGGTTTATCATCTTTACCTTTAGATTTACTACGTTTAAGACCTAAACCATTAGATTTGTTGTAAACTTTACCCCCGTAATTAGAGTTCTCATAGAACATATATCTAAAAGGTAAACCACTTAAATCACTACTACCATAATTTAATTTAAAAAATTCTTGGACACCGAAGTTTCCAGATAATAAATTGAAACCAGCACCATTACCATCAGCTGGGAATTCGTCTTTGTCTTTCTTTAATGTAGTTAAGTCAATTTCAGCGGATTGTGTCGGAGAAGGGGTTGGGTACGAATTTGCTTCATATTCACCTCTTGTAAACATTCTAATATATACACCACCATCGTAATCCTTATCGTCAGGGTCAACCAATGTACTTCTAGTGTAATTCGTTAAAAACAAATTACCACTGTTTCCCAATTCATCTAACTCTTTTTTTGCTTGTGGTACAATACCTTCTAATGGTCCAGTTATTGGTAAAACTTTTAATGACTTTGCATTGTTAATATCAACTGTCTTACCACCGAACATATAGTTATAGTAATATGAATCAACTGTTGGTACTGGACCTTGAATAACTTTTGATGAAGCACCGTTAATCATACCACTAGCTTCTAAGAATGTTTGTTGTATTGCTTGACCTAAAGCTTCTACGGCTTTTTCGTTAACACAATATTTTAAAACACTGTCCAATTCAGCTGAAGCAACAGCTTGTATTTCTTCTGGTCTCAATTTTCTATTAGAGAAAAAGAAAGTCATTGCTCTAATCATCATTAATCTGACGATTTCATTATAAGAGTTACCTTCTATTCTTTGATAAGGAAAACTTGAGAACCCCATTAATCTAGTGTCTAATGGATTAGCTGCAAACCAATTAGTTTCTTGTGATTCTAATTTTAGTTGGTTTAATTCATCTTCTCTAGAACCGATTAAAAATGCTTTTAACAAATCATCAATAAATTCAAGTTCATCTACATCTAATGGTCTATCTAAAACACCAGCTTTACCTAAATATTCATCTACAAGCCCTTTTGTTTCATCTTTTTCTCTATAATCTGGCCATGGATAAAATTCAGATGATTTTGGATAATCATAACTTTCATTCTGTGTTCCAGAAAATTTATTTAATTGTGCTGTTCTTAAAGGGTTTGTTTTTGCTTTGATTGAAACTTGATATAAAACTGATAAGAATACTTCAGCTGCTGTTGTAAAAACATTAATTATGTTTCTAACAGTTGGGTCAAAACCAAGTTTAGCTTCTATTTTAGTTCTAATAGTTTCACCTAATTGTGTTTGTAATCTTTTTTCTTCTTTACCTATTTCTGATTGTTTATTAGAAAGAATAGTATAAAGTTTTCTTAAATCGTATACATCAAATTTTTTATCGTCAGTAAACGGGTATTTGTTTTTGTTAATGTGATTCAACAACGAAACATTAAAGTCATCACTAACATTTTGACCTACAATTGGTGTGTTTTCTTTTAATTGTTTAACGGTAACCCCAGTTATAATTTTTGTTTGTGTCACAGACTCAACAAATTGATTTTCATCAATAGGAAATTCAAAACCATCATTGTATAAAGCTAATACTTCTTTTACTGAATCTTGAAAAAACTTGATTTTCTCATCTAACTTAACCGCAGGGTCAACAATAACAAAAGGATAATCTTCTAACGTTTTGTTAACATCAACATCTTGACCGAAGATATCAACATCTTGACCGAAGATATATAAATTAGATTTTAACTTTTCAATATTTTCTTTCTTTTCGTTTATTTTAGCAAATTTTATTGCATCTGGGTCATCAGCACTTATTTTTTCTATACCCTCATTTATTTTATTTATAGACTCTATTAATTTATTTAATGAAGGTACGCTAGGTACCAAAGAAGCATATTTTTCTTTACCTAATTTTGTGTGTTTGATGACTTTCAAATAACCAATTAGTAAATCAGATAACATTGCATACGTATAGCCAACAAAATTTGCTGTTATTTCAAAATTACCTGTTTGTGAATTAAATCTAGAAGTGAATTTAGTCATGTGTAAACAATAACTAACTGGCATACCGTAATATCCTTTGATAGTTAATGTATATAAAGGATATGGTAATTGAAAGAAAACTCCATATTTGTTATTGTTTTTTCTTAAATTTTCTTCATTCTGGAAAATAGAGGTCCCTCTAACATCAACAAAATTAATAGTTATTAATGGTGCATAAGATGAATTAAAATCAATATCAATACCAGTAATACCTAATCCTTCTTCATTACTGATATCATCAAATGAAGTTGTTAAATCTGTAAATTTAGAAGTTAAAACTTTATTACCATTTACCTCAGTTCCCTCAATAAAAGTCACCCTAACTGAGCCTGATGAGTCACTAGTTTTACTTTTACCTTCACTTGTTAAAACAGTTCTGGCCTTCCTTTCAGTTTCTAGTTGTACATAAATACTTAAATCCTCTAATGGAACAGATATGTTATTACTAGAATTTTGTCCGTAAAATTTGTTTGGGTCAACAAGTGTGGTTTTACCAGCACTACACCCTATTCTTGTATTATTCGCCATATAAAATCTTATGATTCTTAACTTCGTCACTATACCTAGAAACAGCACTATCAAAAGGAAATGGTATCCTAATCGATGTTCCGTCTGGTATATTAAATTCTAATCCACCGTATTGTGGGTTTGCTAACATAATTAACCACCCAGAATATGGATTATTATAATACGAATCACTCAATTTGTCAAGTCTAGAAACCCCTTTTTTGTAAATAATATATTTATCCGATGTTGAAACAGGTATGGATATACCTGGAACTGGCTTCATTTCACCATTTTCTCTAAAGTTGCTGTATCTGTCAATATATGTCGCCATAGTTATTTCTTAGTAAAACTAGTAATTTTATTTTTATTGTTGATTACCACTTTCAAGAAATATGGTTTTCCAATTTCTAAATCAGCAACATATGCTGGATTTATCACAATCCCTTGTGATGATTCAGTAGTATTTAATGTACCAACACCAATTTCTTTATCTTGTGCCGAATTTTTAGACACAATTAATCTATAATCTTGTGCTTTTGATAATGTACCATTTATTGAGAATCTAACCTCCATATATGTGTCATTACATTGAACACCGTAAATACTTATCTTATCAAAATCATCAGTTGGTGCACTCGGTGGTGCAGTATCTTCTGGTTTGCTACTATTATTAACATTTTCAGAAATAGCTTCTTGGTCTAAAGGTGCAGTATTGTTAGCTACACCCACTTCAGAAGGTGTATTTTCAATTAACTTATTAACATCTTTTACACCATCAACTAAAACATATGGTTTTAAAGCAGTACTACCGTCTTTATCAGAATCATCTGGTCTACCTTCGGTATCACCAGTTCTTTTAGCAATATAATCAGCTCTAGGGTCATAAACATGTGTGTTAGCATAGTAGTTAAATGACAATGCATTTTGTAATTTGTTTATTGGACCAACTAAACTAGACGCACCAATAAATTTAAACGACATACTAACATTAGCAATCATTGGTTGAACACCTATACCCTCTGGATTAAGGTCCCAAACCAATGGTTCGTACTCAATACTAATATTATCGATAATGATTTTAGTGTTATAGAAATCACCAATACGTAAAATACAAACTGGTGCTCTACCAAATGCTAAGTTATTAGCTCCTTGTTCATCAAGTGTTGGTCCTTGTCTAGTACACTGATGTAAAAATGTTAAACGAGAGTTTAAACCTTCAGGTGTCGTTGAATGGAACGCTGGGTGGAAATACTTAATCTTTTCTCTAAATTTATCAAATACAAAACTATCAGCATCCCTTAATTGTTCAAAATATGAACATTCGGTATATAATCTATTTTTAATTTTAGAATTAATATTGATAGTTTCTTTTTTAACAACTGGTTCTGGTTCAGTCAATTCTTTTGGTAATAAATCATTATTGACAAAAAAACTAACCATAGCTTTTCTATCAGCTTTACAAGCTTGACTATCTGTAGGACCATCTTTAGCACAGCTACCACCAGTGATTTCTTGACTTGGTAAAACTTTAAATCTCGCCTCTAAATCAGCACCTTTTTTAGTTGTATGTAATTTACCTTTTAAATAATTCATAACGGATGTTGCCCTATCTTTAGCCAACGTATTATTAATACTAGCAGTACCTTGTTTACTAGCAAATCCAGCTATTTGAACTACACATGCTTCACACTTTTCATTTAAAATTTTATCCAAATCTTTCAAGAAATCATCATCTTGATAACCATTATAAACTTTACCACCAGCTGATGTTAAGTCTATTTTTGATTGAGAACCATTAAGACCATAGTTAGCATTATCTGTATAACCAGTATTTTTTGGTACATTAGTATAATTACCTTGATAGGTACCAATGCCGAAGTTATTGTTTCCAGCACCATAGTTCAAACCCTTTTCATCTGGTATATACACACTATAATCTATTTTATCTGACGAACTACTACCACTTAATCCAGACTCATAATTACCACTTTTAAATTCATGTGGCATAGTTACAACGTCATTTGGGAAATAAATGCTAAATGGTGGTAATTTAACTGGTTCTGGTAAATTTTTCTTTTGTGGTATTGTTGATATCTTTTCAACAACTGAACTCTTCTCACTAACGGTTAATTTATCAGTTAATTTATCAGCAAATTCACTACTTGGGTCAACGCAACCAGCAAAAAATGAAGCAACATATGAATCATCTGGACTATCAGCACCTCTAAATGAATTTATATAACTTGGATGGTCAACTATTATGCTGAAAGATAAATTACCAGCTCTTTCAGTATTATTGTAAGTATAAACCGATTCACCACGACCAATGAAATTGTTTTGCTCCCAACTTACGTTAGCATTTTCACTAAATTGAATGTTATATGGTGGAAACCACATAATTCTACCACGTTTACCAGAAAGTGGGTCACCAAACCCAACTTCACATGGTAATAAATCAGCCCAAGTATCAGCCCACGCTAAATTTTCAATTGAAAACATATAATTCTTAGGGTCAGCAACACTAAATGAATCTTTAGTATATGGTGCTATCTTAGGAAAACCATATTGGTCAAGCGTTGAATTAGTTGTTTGAAAACGATAAGGTACTGTTGTATTAATACCACTACTTCTAATTAAGTTAGTTACACTATCATATCTTAAATTTGTTGTCCATGTACGGCAATATGTGTTCACTGGTGTATCTAACTCACCAGTATAACGACCATTAGCATCAAATCTAGTTCCAGACATAACGGCACTACCTTTTGAGATACCACCACCAACAACAGCTGTTTGAATTTGACTTGCTTTAATTGAAGAATTAATATCACCAAACCCTGACACAATATTTCTCATACCAACATCATCAAACAACATTTGTGTTTTAGCTAATAAATTCTTTTTCTTAAACTCACTAACATATGGTTCAGTAATATTACCACCAAATGGTGAAAACTCACCAAATGGTGAGTTTTCACTGTTAACAGTACCACCTACGGTAGAACCCCAAGTGAATGTTGGTCTTCTAATTGTGCTTGATTCGTATGGATTTATGACACCTACATTTTCCTCTGGTCCAGTAAATCCATATTCATTAATCATATTTGAACGATTCCAACTAATTTCTGGTATGATTCCTTTTGATGGAACTAAGAAGTTGTAAATTGTTTTTTTATCTGAATTATAAAAAGCATAAAGATTTGCATTAATAATCGCATCTTGACCACGATTATCCTTATATCCTGGGACATAACCAGACCTAAATGGTGTTCTAGTATCGTTTACAGCTAAACTTGCCTTAACGTTTGTTAATAAAGCAACAACTTGACCCTTACCCGTGTTAAGAATCATATTATTTGCTCTTTCAATATTTTCTATGTTTCCATTCTCGTCTTGGAAAATACTCCCAGAAACGTTTAAATAGCTTTTAGGGAGTGTAAAACCTAAAATCTTAGAAGTATAGTCAGCAACCTTCCCAAGGTCGCTAGAAGGGACTGTAATGCGATAATTTGGTCTAAAACTAGCAAGGGTTCCGTTTTTAACTAAGCTCAATACATTATCTTGAGCATTAAGCGAACCAAGAATGCTTTGTTCAACATTAAATGCGGCATTATTAGCTAATGATAAAGCTAATTGTTGAGCACCAATCATACCAAGCTTGGTATCATTAATTAGCCCAAAAGAACCTAATACACGCCCTGCAAGAGAACTTCTAATATCATAGTTAGTTACAACCCCACCTTTAGCCAAACCGAGTCCCTGACCGTTTAAAACGCTTCCTATTACACTTGAAGCTTGAATGGCTGCACTATCACCTAAATTAAGACCACCATATGTGTCTAAATAACCTTTTATTTGTTGATTAGGGGCATAATTGACATCTAACCATGACGAAGCATCAATTTGCTTGTCAACGTCCAAATAAAGGTTCATAAGAGTTGCTTTCTTACGAATACCAGCATCTTCCATCTTGGCTAAGATACCATATTTACTTTGGTCTTGAGGATATTGACCAATACCTTGTGGTTCAACTGCATTTGGCCATGCTGGTTGAGTAGGTGCAATATAATCTGGAACCTCTTGTAAAACACCAGAAGTTGAAGATTGGTCTTTATAATGATTTAATATTGTTGCTACTTGCCAACGAAGAATACCTTCAGTTTCTAACGGTAATCCATTTGGAGTTGAGATATTCCCTGTACCAACCATTGTATCTAGAAATGGCTCTCCAATACGTGGTGAACCATTTATACTAGTACTGATTTGTGGGTAAACTGGTACCAAATTTTTATTCAAGAGAAAATCTCTTATTCCATAATTAACAGCAATATTAGTAATATTGTTCTTACTTGATGGTGTGGGTGCTCCAGTGTTATAAAATATCGGCATTGATTAAACTTTTCAATAAATATAAAGATAAGTAATTTTTTTATAATATAAATATTTGACATAAAATACTACTTTTATAGTATTTTATGATATTTATTAATATGAGTAAAAAAGAATTACCAATTGAAGAACGTAAAGTTAAATTATCAATAACTATTGATAGGAAACTAAATCAACTAATTGAAAGTAAAATAACCAATAAATCTAAGTATATTGAAGAACTAATCAAAAAAGATTTAAAATATGAAAAAACAATTAACTGACGAACAAAAAGAAAAAGCTAGGCTATATAGTAAACAATATCGTAAAATTAATAAAGATAAAGTAAATGAATATAATAAAAACTACAATAAAATTCATTCAGATAAGAATAATGAAAGTGAACGAATTAAAAAATACTATTTAGAAAACCCTGATAAAAAGAAATTATCACAACAAAAATATTATTTAAAAAACAAAGAAAAATTAAATAAACAATCTACTAAATACCGTAAAAATAATGTTGATAAGGTTAAATTAACAAATAATAAAAGAACCAAAATAAGAAGAAAAACTGACCCTTTATATAAATTAAAATGTGGTTTAAGGCGTGATTTATGTATGTTGGTTAAACGAAATGGATATAGTAAGAAATCCAATACAATTGATGTACTTGGGTGTTCATTCGAAGAATTTAAAACATATATCGAATCTAAATTCCAACCTTGGATGAATTGGAGTAATTATGGATTATATAACGGTGAGTTTAATTGTGGTTGGGATTTAGACCATATTAAACCACTAAGTAGTGGTAAAACGGAAGAAGAATTATTGAAATTGTGTCATTATACAAATCTTCAACCATTATGTAGTAAGGTAAATAGAGACGTTAAAAGAGATAATTATCCTCTTAATTAATTTTATTTATATAATAAGTAATTAATAAAATATATTATAATAATCTTAATATTATATATTAATATATACAAAAATACGGTTTTTTAATTATAAATGCAAGTAATCCTTCAACTTATTTTTAATAAAATATGTAATTTACTTATAATCAATAATATAATTTTTACATTAACCTTTATTCATACCGCCATTTATAACTTTTTCAGTTTCTGAGTGAATCATTCTGGTAATACTACGGATAAATTGAGGGTCTTTTGTTAATTCAATTGCTGTACCTGGTGTCCCTGGAGCAGTAATCTTCAACTCATCAAACTTAAATCTAATCTCACCAAATTCAACTTTTAGTTTACTATCAGTACCTTGAGTCATTGTTTTATGGATAGGTCCATCCTTTTTCATGGCAATAAGGTCATCCTTATTATCAATAGGTGTTATTTTACCACCTTGAATTACTCCACGCCCTTTATTAAAGTCACTTCCACCAATCAAACCATCATGAAGACCCCACTTTTTCATTTCATCTTTTTTTTCAGTATCAGTACCAATCCAATCACCAATTGTTTTACCTAAAGCAGCACCTAATCCAGCCCCAGCTATTGTACCTGCTGGACCTAAAAATGTACCCAACCCACCAAGTACAATACTACCAATAGTTGAACCTATATCACCTGAAGTTGTATCATCATAACCTAATGAATTTGAGATTTTACCACCAGCCCAATCACCCAAAAAACCTGCACCTAAACTTGCAGCACCAGTTGCTAATTTACCAGCACCAGTAGCTACTTTAGCACCAGTTTTACCTAATTTACCTAGTACACCACCACGACCACCAAAATTCCATTTAGTAGCTGATTTTAAGGCACCCATTCTTGTATCACCCACAGCTCTTAAACCTTTATAGTCTTTCATAAAACCACCGCCACCACCACGACCACCACGACCNNCACGACCACCACGACCACCACGGCCACCACTTTTTTTTCCCATCCCAGGTATCATATCCATTAATCCACTTAAAAAACTTCCACCACCAGTTCCAGATAAGAAACCTTGAGCTAACATTTTACCATTTTGGAACCATTGCCATTTGTCAATTAAAAATGAAGCTGCTTTACCGAAACCAATTAACCCAAGTGTTAATTTAGGGTTATCAACAAACCAACCAGCGACTTTCCCAATGATGCTACCAAAATCTTTCGCAATACTTTTAATATTGTCCAACCAACCGTCTTCAACAAGTGTTTTCATTAATTTCTTGAAACGAGGGATTAGTTCTTCATTCAAACTTTTCACCAATGGTAAAGCAGCAGTTTTTAATTGATTAATTAATATTTTTATTTGGTCATCAAAGTTTTGTGCTGATTTAGCTCTTTCTTCTAAATTCTTCTTTTCTTCAATTTGTGCCTTTAATGCTGTTCTATCAGCACTTGTTAATTGAGAAACTAATTTTGGTTCACCATTAAGTTCAATAACCGCTTTACCTTGCTCATTAAATTTTGCTGTGTTAGCGATAAACTCTTGCATTGCTTTACCGTCTTTACCGCTTCCAAGATTAAATCCAATTTGTGTTTTAATCTTGGAGAACTCAGCGGCTTTCCTACCAGCTTGTGCTAACTCTTCATAAGAGACACCAGTTTGTTCAGCAATCTTACGAAGTCTGTGCATCTCCATTGCAGAGATTTCAAACTCTTTTGTTTTGCTATTGAATTTAGCCGATGCAGCGGCAGCACCACCTACGGCCTCCATTAAACCTTCCATGTCATTACGAGCCATGTACATCAATTTGAACGGGTCAGCAAGCTTCGCCCATTCACCACCCATAACTTGTAATTGTGCCGACATATCGACAGCACCTTCTATGTCAAACAACTTGTCTGCCATACCAGATACCATATTCATATCAACACCTAACTTAGCTGAAGTCTCAGCCATTTTCATAAGACCCTTAACACCATTTTTAAAGTTATACTTATTAAGCATCTTCATGTTTTGACTTAAGTTCTTAACTACCTTAGAAGCATTAAGACCCAACTTGTGTGAGTCATTCATGATTTGTTCGGTGTATTCAGCAGTACGTTCAGCCGAAAGACCCATATTATCAAAATCTGCTGCGAGTTTTGTTGCACCCTCAGCACCTAGATTAGTTGCAGCGGCAATCTTAGCAATAGATTTTAAACCACTCTCACCAAGCATTACATTACGACCAAGTTCTTCGCTGTAATCTGCTTGCATTTTAGCTAATTCTTCGATACCAATACCTAATTCATTTGTGTATTGAGCTGTTTTCTCAACAGTATTATAGAATCCATCAAATTGCTTAGAAAGAACACCCATAGATAAAGCAGATTTTCTAATCGCTTTATCCATATCAACAATACCAAGATTTTGGATTCTTTGTCTAAGTCCGTCAGCTAAATCAGGAAGCTTAGCAAATGTTTTTACAAGTCCACCAGCAGCTTTTGCTGCTAATAAATTTCCTTTATTTACATTTTTTAAATTATCAGCTAAAACAGCTCCTTGGCGTTCATATTCTTTTGTTTCATCTTCTAAAACACCTAACTTAGCTTTCTCAAGTCGTAAAGCTTTACGCCCTTCAAGAGTCTTATCTTTTTCCAATTCAAGTATTTTAGCTTGAATTTCTTTTTGCTTTTCTTGATTAGACTTAATTGTTTCTTGTATTTGTTTTAAATCTTTAAGACCTTGCAAATAACCTTCCACGCTGCTAGATATTTTTTGACGTATCTCAGCTTCTTCTTTTAATAATCTGTTGGCTTCCTTAAGCCATTTGTTCTTATCTTCTGCCATAGTTATTTAGCGAATCTAGATTTTTGTTTAGTGTCAGAAGTAGTAGCTGATAAATCACCCTTAGATTTATAACCTGATGAATCACCTTTTATTATTTTAATTTTAACATTACTTACTTTATTTTTTTTATTACCTTCGTTATCTCTAACAAAAAAGTCACATAAAAATTCATCAACTTCACTTAGTTCTTCTTCAATACTAACATAATATCTTGTTTGTGTTTTAGTAGTAATGTTTTTATAATCGCCTACCAATAATATTTCACCTAAATTTTGTGTGTCAACATTAGTAATATATTTGCTTCGACTATTGAAAATCATTTTTTGTTCATTAACATCGGTTAATGTTAATCCGTTAGGTATATTGATTACAACCCTACCATTATTCTTAAACATTTCTTTAATTTTATCAACACTTTGTTTACGATGATAATTCCTTACCAAATTAAGTGTTGTTATGATACCTTTACCTACTGCCTTTTTACCAGTTATTTCTGCCTTCAGAAGCTCCATAAAGCTAGGTTGGGTATAGAAGGCCGCTTTAAGTGTTGGGTCGCTTGTAATCGCTTTAATTGCTTCCTCGGCATCTATTCTTAACTCATCATCTGTTTTCTTATTTTCCGATTCACCCTTTTTAGGGGCTTCCTTCTTAGGTTTAGTCTTTTGATGAAATGAGAATTTTTTAATTGGGATATCAAAATTAACTGGCGTTGCGTTCTCATCTCGCTTGTTGGCATTAGATTTAAACATTATTCCATTCTCACCAGAATAGAAAGGGTTTTGTGATAAATTAATTTGTAAATTAATTGGTTGTCCTTTAACACCATCACGATTAATTTCTACATTCATAGTATCACCAAACTTTTGTGATACTTCACCATCCCACTTAAACTTAGAATCAAGATAGATTTCATCACCTACTTGTAAATTTTTAAGTGTTTGGTAATACTGATTAATCAATTCATCTTCGCCTTTACCTAAATCAGTATCTAACTCATAAGTATCTAACGGTTGACCAGCTTTAATTGCATTTTCATCAGCATATAATTTAACACCGACAACATTATTAAGGGTAAAACTACCACACTTACCGAAATTAAGCTTGAATTGGTCACCATAAATCATTGTATCAACATGAGCGTCAGCTAAACAACCTTTAGTTTTAGTTGCTTTGTTGATATCACGAATCATCTTATGACCATTTTGGTCTTCAAATCTAAAATCATATTCAGTCTCACCACCACCCTTCAATCTTTGAACAATTGAAAAACATTTAGCCGTTGGATTATCATTGAACAAATTACTCAATGGTTCTGGTTCTGGAGCCTTTCTAGCTTCAGCAATCATGTTATCAATTAACGCTTGTATTTTATCGCTTATAGGGTTCATTTGATTGATTTTAATATAAATATCATTTAAAGCAAAAATCCCCACCTAAAATGAGGATTTTTGTTATGTTAACGGTATATCACCGCTTTTCATTCTTGTCTTTAATGCCTCACCACTTACAGATGTTGTTCTACTTCCTTTACCTGTTCTACTCTGAGCATTCTTTTTCATCTCTTCAACGTATTCTTCTCGTTCCATAGCTGATTTTATAGCCAATCCTAAGAAGAACCTACGTTCACATGTAGGCATCATCATAACATCATGGTACGGATTACGTAAATGTTGCATAACAATGTATATTTCCTCCCATAGGGGTCTTTTATAAGCCGCTGTTAGGCCAAAAAAAGTTGAAGTTAAGGGGAAGAAAGGTTTCAATGGAACCACCTCCAGGGGTTCCCACAGTGATGGTCATATCCACACCGCATTCAAGTTTATCTAAATACTCTGAAAACTCCTTAGCATCCTTGATTCTAAGGGAATTTGAGAAGTCTCTAATCACATTTCTATCTCTATTACCGTTAACTTCTACTATCATACGTTCAAAAGTGTATGTTGTAGAGTTATTTACTGGTAAACCATTAGCTTTATCGGTCTCAACCATCTTTTCAATGTCCTCTACATCACCCATGGTAAGTAATTTGAACTTGATTTGTGCTTTACATAACGGGAAATTGAATGTGAATAACCCTTCTTGGTCTGGGTCAACCGCCAATTTCTTCATTTTAAGGTCATTTAAGTTAATTTCAGTGTCAAATGGGTTGTTATTCTCATCTAAAACGGTAATCGGATACATTTCACCATATGAAGTAGCTCTTAACCATATCATAATAGCGTTACGGTCACCCACTAATAGGTCTCTATAACGTAATTCTGGTTCCATAATCTTACGATTAATAAGAATTTCTAAGAATTCACCGCTTTGCAATAGGTTTGGACTGGTAAGAATGTTCTCATCAGCTGTCGTCATATAACCAACACGGATACTAGGCTTCTTAGTTTTATATGTTTTACCACCAGATGGTAAAGGGATGACATCAAACGGACAATTATAGTTCGGTTGACTCAACTCCAAGATATATGGGTTGATATTTGAAGGGTTTTGACCAAAATTTTGACCCATAAACCCATTATTTACTGGAGGTGTAGGCGGTGGTGTAGGAGGTACATAATTATTTGTGTACCCTGCATTTTGTTGATTTTGGTATCCGTTATTTTGAGGATACAATGGTTGTTGTGTACCTGGCCCACTTTGTGGGTTATTAATGTTTCTCATAGATGCTTCGTTAGCCATTCTTTGGTAATTTTCTATTTGTTGTCTGTTTCTTTCAAGAGCTTCTTCACGTTGTCTAATAAGGTCTTCATTCTTATTATACTCTTGTTGTGAATAATAATTAGGTGTCGGTTGTTCGGCCAAATGAGGGTACTGAACCTTTCCTTGGGCGTTTTTCTGAGCCATAGCTTGTTCTTGTCTCAATCTCATTTGGTTAACGGCATCATTCTGAGTTAGATAGTCGTAACCTAAATTTGGATTGTTGTCTGGTGCTTGGGCGTTATGATATACCTCGTTGGTAACTTTAGCTTTCTCCCTTTCATAGGCAGCAATCTTATCGGCATCGATTCTAGATTTAGCCATTTCTCTTTCTTCCTGTGAAGGAAACACTTGTGGTCTTTTTTCAGTCATTTTAACATTTTTAAAACTTCATTAAATTTATAAGTAATCTAATGATAAATATACAAAAGTAAAATTTATGAGCAAATTAAAGTAGGATAAAGAATCTTAGATATGGTTTTTTATCTGAATTATTATAAATAATGTTGTAAGTGTGGAATTTTTTAAGTATCTTTGTTATAATGGAAACAACAGAAATACTTAAAAATAAGTTTGAGTTACTAATTATTGGTAAAATGCTTTCACCTGAAGAAGCTTTAATTAATTTAGGATATAAATTAGGTAGTGATTATGATAATTTATGTCTTTCTATTAAAATTTTAAATGATGGTTGGTACCCTAATTGGGAAAATGAAAATGAGAACAAGTACTGGATTTGGTGGACTATGAAGGGTGGTTTTTCGTATTACCATGTGTATTATACCAATACTAGTACGGATGTTCCCTCAGCCCTTTGCTTAAAAGATGAACATACAGCTAATTTAGCTTGTATTTTATTAACAAAATTATATAAAAAAGTGTATTTTTAAAACAATTCTAATTTCAGCCTTTCAATAACCTCTTCTGATTTGTTATTTATATCGCTTTCCCAGAATCTAAGTAATTTATAACCATTTTCTTCACACCATTTTTCTTTTATCTTATCTTGGATAAGATTTGATTTTTGAGCTTCATATAACGGTTCTTTCCATTGTGAGTTTGGATTACAATGCCAATAATCCCCATCAACTTCAATTAATATTTTTTTACCACTTAATTTAAAATCAAAAAGTGCTTTTATTGACCTAACATAATGTTGTCTATGAAAATCTCTATCCTCAATTAAACTTAAAGTGTTCATCATTAAAATAAACGTTTCTTCTAATTTTGATTTAACTTGAAAACCATTTTTGATAATATATTCCATTCGTTTGTGAGATTGTTTCTCTCGTTCATCTGGGTTAGACCACCTTATAATAGCGTTTTCTTTTATCTTTTCTTTATGTTCTTCACTTTTCGGAATACCAGATAACGATTTCGAAATTTTTTTACCACGTTCTGGGTTAGATATGACCTTTTCTACATTTAATTTAACACGCTCATCAGCCATTGTCAAACCATCGTTCCAGACCTTAAGAATACCATCACTATGCATTTGTTTCTGAGTCTCATGTGATTTTCTTATAGCTTCCTTATTATGTCCCCAATTATTATTTACTCGTGCACCATGACCCCATTTATATTCTCGGAAGCCAGCATCAATACCTAAAAACTTAGGTCTTTCATTACAACCACACTTACACTTAGGTTCAAGACCGTCTAATACATAATCAATATATGTTTGCTCAGCATTGATTTTATGCTTTTGAACTCTATGCCTTCTTAGTGAGTCTAGTGATTCAAATCCCAACTCACATTCTTTACATTTTACCATAAAAAAAATTCTTTCGCAAATATACGAAAGAATTTTAAACAAGTCAATGATTTGACAAAGTTTTATTTTAAATTTAACCCTAAATTCCTGATAATCAAATAGTTACTAAAACAAAAGTATTGCTCTATCAAATCTAAGTGTCGCAGTAATATCTGCAATACCGTCATCATCCATTGATAAATCACCGAATGATACATTTGTAAGCATGGTACCATCAAGTAACCATTTTTCAACTACAACCCCAGTTGGGTCAAGTAATTCAAGTTCTACTGGACGTTTGTAACCAGCTGCGTAACCTTGACGACCTGTGATTGATTCTGAGTGTAAACGTACCCACTCCATGATAGCTTGAGCCGCTGAAGGACCAATTGGGTCACGGAATGTAACATCGATTGCTTCCCATGTGAAACGACCAATAACCCATGTAGATGTGTTAAGGAATGGGATTTCGACCTCATTCTGAGTGATTGAAGGTCTTGAAGTCGAAGCTAACCACCATTGTTGAATCCCTAAATCAGCAGGGAAAGTTATTAACCAACGATTCTTTTTCTTAGGCTCGTAAGGTAGGGGCATTTTCATTAATAAATCAGCCATGTTGTATTGTTTTTAAAATATATCCTTTATTTCTAAATAAATATGTGACTTTTGCTTTTTTCTACAAAAACTTTGGGTCACAACAATAAATATCAAAAAAATGAAAAAATATTTGGTAGATTCAAAAACTTTTATTACCTTTGTAGTATGAAAAAATTAATCACAATTATCTTAATAATCTGCTCAGTGTCAGCATCTTTTGCTCAAACAGCTGAAGAAATCGAAATGGTTACGTTGATTAATCAAGTACGTACTAACCCAGAATCCTTTATCCCAGCGGTTGAGGCTTATATCGCATCAGCTAAGAAATTAAAAGCTTTAGGTGCTAAAACAACTAATAAATCTACTAGTAAATCAGTTGATATTGTTGCTGAAGGTGAAGCTTTAATTGCTTTTTTAAAGTCAGCTAAACCAGTAAAAGCGTTGAAATTGTCTACATTTTTATACGCAAATACTAAATCACACGCTCAATACTTAGACTCAACAAAACAATTATCACACACAGGTCCTAACGGTCAAACGTTAGTTGATAGAACAAAAAACGTTAGTAAGACAGCTGGTGAAAATTGTGGTACTGGTAAAACAGCTACTGATGTAATGGTACAATTGTTAATCGATTTAAGTAGTCCAAATAAAGGTCACCGTGCAAATATCTTTAACGCAGAATATACACAAGTAAGTGTTGGTAAATCAGGTAACACTTGGGTACAAGATTTTATCGTAACTAAATAAAAAGGTTTGGTGGATGTTACCAAGTAGTACACTTAGAAACATCTATCTTACCTTTTTTCGCTTTATGACATTTGAACTTCTTATGTTTAAAGTGTGTTTTAGTCTTAATCTTAGCTGTTTTACCAGTAGATTCAATCACTTTAACCAATTCAAATCTATAATTTGCAATAACTTTATCAGGTGTTGTTGATGAATCAGCCTTGGATTCAAATGTAGCGACAATCTTAATTTTAACGTATCTAAATTCAGATGTTTTTTCACGTAGAGCAGCTGTTGCTTGTTTATCCCCAGCAGCTTTTTTAAATTCTTGTGTGCTAACAACATTAGAACCATTATTAGGAATTTCTCTATGACTGATGGAAACACCACCTTCAAGTGAACCTATTAGATTAGATACACTTTGTGTTCTAAGATTTGCTAATTGAATGTTACCTGTAGGGTCATCCTTACTCATAAACTTAGGGATTTGTTCGGCATCGGTTGATGATTCAATATCAACCATTTCAATTTTACCACCTAATTTCTTAATCTCTTCAATAGCAGTTGTTATAGTATCAACCCCAGCTGGACTAAGTGTATAACCACCAGTAACAAATAATTTATCATTACCTAATTCAATTTCCATTGTGTCGGTAACAGTTATTACTGGTTGTTGTTGTTGACCATGAATGGTATCTTGTGACATTTCAGCACCCTTAAGAGCATAACCTTGTCCTAGTTTACCTTTAAGTTGTTGTAAATTATTAACAACCTTAACATCCACACGGTACTTAATATCATCATCAGCAGCAATACGATTAAATTGGTCAACAACTTTTTCAGCGTTTTGTGAAAGCTTAGTTTCAGGGTCTTTCATACCCTTTTGCTTTAACAAATCAACCAATTCAGCAGTCTTAGTTTCATCTTCAAGTGTGGCTTTAATTTGGGCCATTGTTTGAGCATTTTTAACTGCATCTTGAGCAACAGCTTTATTCATTCCAGTTAATCCAACACCCATCATCATAGCTACGCCCAATACGACCTCTTTCCAGCCTTCTTCTAATAATTGGGTATCTTCATTCAAAGTTTCTGAAATAATCGATTCTTGAGCCTTTAAACGAGTTTTAGACTCATGTAATAGGATTGTATTATATTGTTGTGCTGTTATTTTAATCTTTGCCATAATGATACTGATTTTCTATATAAATATCGGTTTAAAACAAAAAAGGCCCTTTTTAGGGCCTTAATTGTTGTATTTTAGTTCGTATTAGATGTTATCGAAAGATGCACCTGTATTCATGATTACGAATTCTACTTGGATGAACTCTAAAGCTCTTGTAGGCTTTAAGAAGATTTTACCAGTTAATTGATTTCTGTCGATATCTTCAGGGTCATTTGAAAGAACCACACGGAAATCTGTTAAACCACGCTCACTTCTAATGTTATCAAGGATTGGGTTTACAAGGGCTAAGAATTGATTTCTTACAACTGTATCATTTTGTTCGAATAACAATCTGATTGAAACAGCTGAAATAAGTTTTCTAGCTTGTAATAACAATCTTCTAACGTTGATTCTGTTAAGAGCTGAATCTTTAACTTGAAGAGTCTTGTTACCCCAGATTTTGATACCGTCTGATGTGAAGGTAGCGATTGGGTTAACACGGTTTTCGTAAAGAACATCTCTTTCAGCAAGTGTAAGCTTCTTACGAGCTTGGATAGCGTCAACATCACCTCTTTGGATACCAGCAGCGGCAAACCAAGGGAATGCAATGTTATCAGTCAATGCAATGTTTCTTACAACGTCTCTTGTAGGTGGAACCCAGATGAATACGTTATTTTCAGAGTCATTGATTTGAACCCAAGGCCAGTATGTACAAGAGTAGTTACTGTCATACATTCCATCAAGGTTATCAACTACATCTTCAACTGTTAATGCATCACCTGCACCGTCAGTATCTGGAGTTGTCATAATGTATAATGAGTCAGCTCTATCTTGCTCAATCATATCGATTGTAGACTCGATTAAGTTTGTGTTATCAAAGTTATCGATACCTGGTGTAGCGAATACGTTAATGTTCACAGCTTCAGGGTTTTTGAACGTCCAGATAGCTTCTAAGTATGCGTAGTAATCAGAGTTGATACCTAAGTCACCATTAGAAAGAGTTCTGTTAACAAAAGCACCTGAGTTAAGACCAGCTTGACCATAAGTACCGTTGATTAAGAATCTATCTGTGTTACTTCTACGTGTTCTGTAGATATCCCATCCATCGAAACCACCGTAAGGTACGAATGTGAATTTACGTGCGTAAACTTTTTCGTATGGACCACCTAATAAACCAGCTTCAGTTGTGAATGACCAGTTACCTGTGTCAAATAAGAATACTGGACTGTAAGTACCACCTGAAGAGTTGATTACTTCAGTTACGTTATCAATTGTTACTGCTGATGCGTTGATATCCATGTGGAAACCATGTGTCATACCAGTCCAAATATTTGGGATAGATGTTGTAGGAATACCTTTGTAATCAAAGAAGTCAGTGTCAATACCTACAGTCTCAGAAAGACCTAAGTAGAATTTACGTTTGTTCTCAAATACACCATAAGTTTGTTTGTACATGATGTCAGGATTAACTACTGAAGTGTTACCACTAACACCGTAAGTTTGGTAATCACGAATTGGATAACCAACGAAACCTGCTGGGAATGCTTCAGATGTATCTGATGTATCATCACACTCAACTAAAATATAAGATGACCTAGAAACGTATTCACCGTCAAGTGTACCGATTCTTCTCTTAATGTAGTTGTTTGATGATGGGTCCATTGAACAACGTGCAAATGATTCTAATACTGTTGGTTGAGCATCAGTATCGTAGAACGCTCTAACATGAACGTCAAACTCTTTTGTATCAGGTTTGATGTTTGTGATAGAAATTTTGAATTGTTCGTTTGCAGCATTACCGTCAGAGATAGTCCAGAATCTGAATAATCTCAATACCTTGTTACCACGTACCTCAGATACAACGTATGGAGTTACGGCTGGTTGATATTGTTGTAAGTAATCTTTGTAGTCATCTGCATAGTTAGCAGTAGCTTGTTTAATACCTCTAATTTTACCATCAGCGTTAAGTGTTTTAAACATGTGGTCGTAAAGTTCTTCTACGAATAATGCTGTGTTACCACCTGGTACAGTCCTACCTAACACTTTTGGTAAGTAATTTCTTTGAGTCTTATCCATAGAAACTTGGTAATCAAATAAACCTTGAGTTTGTGAATAACCACTTAAAGAGAACACACCTAATGGGTCAGCTGTTGCACCAGAAAATGCTGGGTCAAAGATAACACCTGTTGCACCTGTAACTTCGAATGCAGGTAATTGAGTTGTTGAATCAACAAGACCTCTTGAACGAAGTAATGCTACTAATTGGTTTTCAACGTCAGCATAAGCAGTACCTGAGTAGTAAACAGTCACACCAGTAGTTGTACCAGTTGTGTTACCGTTGATATCAGTACCTGTTGCGTTAACAAATAAATTGAATGACGCACCTGTGAAGTTAGCACCAGATTTGATGTATGTGTTTGAAATACTTGCTGTTGCACCAGTTGAAGCTGTTGCTAAGAAAGCTAAAGCCGCATTCAACGCTGGCCCCTCAACAGGGTCAACAAGCAATGATGCAACTAATGGGTCAGCCGAAACTAAGCTAGTGATTGTACCAGCGGTAGAAGCGGTGAATGAAAATAATGGGCTGTATGTAGCACCAGTCATAGTTGTTGTCAACGTAGCTGGGTCTAAAGCACCATCAAGCAAGATACCCCAAGCCTTACCAGCGTCATAACCAGAAAGTCCAAGAACTCTCGTTACGAACAATTGGTTAGATTGTGAAAGGTATGATTTTGCAACGTATGGCAATTCATAAAGCGGAGCACCAGTGTCCTTCACCTTCGTAGCGTTCAAGCCACCGAAGAAAGATTGAAATTCACCGTAGTTGCTAATGAAGATTGGTTGGAAAGCTGGTCCGATTGTGGTCTCACCAACTAAACCAAGTGTTGTAACACCAACTTGACGTGTTACGAATGTTAAATCCTTTTCTGAAGTGTAGACACCTGGACTTACGAATACTTGATTTGGCATATTAGTTTTGTTTTTGGGTTAATTATTTACTTTATCGTTTTCTTTATTATAAATATTCAGTTTTTTTCAAAACATCACATTTGAAAAAAAGATATATTTAAATTAGTATGCTTTTTTCTTACTTTTGTCATACTTATCAATAAACACTGTATGCAGAGAACTAAAAACCTTAAAATAACACCAAAAACTCATAGTGTTTTAAAAAATATTGTGAAGCTAATGGTCTTAAAATGTTTGCTTTTGTAGAAAAAATTATAAGAGAGCAATGTACACCTAAAAAAGATTTATATAATGAAGATTAATTAATTAATAAATATTGAACTCGTCTCACCACCAGAAGTTGATGTAAAATCATAACTTGCCCCATCCATTGAATATGAATCAATAGTTCCACCAGCAGCACCATATGGTATCTCCAAAATGAAATCAGTAACGTCAAATGTTATATCATCTATCATTATGCATTTTCTCCTGTTTTAATAAAAAGTGCTTGATATTGAATGTGAGGTATTTCCGAGCCATTTTTAACGACCAACACCAATTCATGTTCTTCAAACACACCACCCTCAAAAACACTTAGTGTTTCGTCAGTGAAAAGTTTATCTCCTTTGTTTAATTCTATCATATTAAGCTTGAGTTAAAAGTGACCTTATTCTTATTCCATTTGGTAACGATGTTGCCGTGTATCTTATATAATTAGAAACAACATCAGCTGTTGCATTCCATGCCAACCAATTAGAACCACCATCTGTTGAATATTCAAATGTTCCAAATCCAGACACTAAAACAGTATCATCTAGCACCAAAACACCAGTTACTGCATTATAAAGTCTTATTCTTAAATCTGGTATATTGCTTCCCCAAGCAGTTCCTTGTCTATATGCAAAAATTCTATTTGTAACTGATGAATTACCAACACTTGGTTCATAGTGACTATCTGTTGTGTTATCTTCATATGTCATTGATAATCCCATAATTCTTGATGGAATACATGTTGTTCCTAATATTTTAAATATAAACATAAACTGTATTTC